CTAGTAGTGGTATATCAAACGGCTTAGAATCTTTATCGCCTAACTTTGTAAAGCTAATATGGACATGTTTTAAGTGCTTATTAAATCCGTTATATTTTCGCCATTTAAATCTAAGTATTTTGCTAGCGATCATGCCATTATGGATTATGTAAGATATGCGCTTATCGGTTTTCGCACAGAGTCTGATTTGGTCAGCCAGATATACTGACATCCCTTCGGATGAATCCAAGCGAGAATCCACATCAATGGCTCTGACAATTCCTGCATCTGGATTATGATCCGATTTTCTGGCGGAATGACGAGCATCACCCAGCCACCCATCAGAGGTAGTGCGACGATCTGGGTACCAGGTATCAATTTGATCTCTTAACTGTGTACCAGCTGCACAAAGCCATGGCTTCATTATGAAAGAAGTAGTCGTGCTTCCTCAGCTGTAATGCCAAGTTTGCTCAACAGTGCTGCTTTAGCAGTTGCCTGCGCTTCTGCTTCGGCTTGCTTTAATGCCTTTGCTTCGGCTTCGGCTTGGCGGTCAGCCAAAATTTGTTCTAAAACTTGACCCGTTGCTTCAATTTTTTCTTGATTTTCTTGTATGTATATTTTTTCCATTATGAGTTCGCCAATCCATAGACTCTAATTGCGCCAGTTGCTGTGCCTGATGTTGGAAAGAAAGTAAAACCATCAAAAGATGTGCTTGCATTATAAATGTTTGAACCAACCAAATATTCTATTGCAGTATCGCCATTACTATAACCGCTGTATTGTCCTGTTGTTTTATTACTGGTTTGTGGATTGAAAAAATACATATAACCACCATTAGCGTTTACGCTTTGTTCCATAATTTCCCATGATGTTCCAGGTACTCTGTAAACACCAGTGCTTGTGTTTACTGCCAAAAACCTTTGAGTATTATAATTACTTCCAGTTTCATCTGTACCACTAGCCCTTAATCTTATTTTGCAAGAATTATTAGCACTGCCAGTCCAATCAAAAAGGACAAGATAATTGCGATAAGTTGATGTAAAGACATTGTTAAAACTTACACTGGATACCGCTGAAAAAGTTTCTGCCGCTATAAAAGTTATACCACCACTAGCAGGTGTAGCATATTTTAATCCTGTAGGCGTTGTGCTATCGGCTGTAAGGACCTGTCCATTAGTGCCTACCGCTAGCCTTGCATCACTTGTACTAAATGTGTAAATGTCACCCTTTGTAGTTAATGGTGATACTGCGCCTGCTTGAATGTAATCATAGAATATAGATGCGCCTGTAGCTGTGAAGTATAAAATACCTGCATCATTTTGTGGCAGAATTAAACTGCCTGCAGTTGCTACTGTGGCTGTGCCGGCTGTAACTGTGCAAGCACCTGCACCTAAGTTCTGTATAAATACTGTGTCACCTGCTGCGAATAATCCTGTGTTAACAGTTATTGTTGTCGCACCTGCTGCGTTCATAGCAACAGTAGTACCTGCATCAGCTGCGACTAATACATAAGATGCAGTCTTAGCAGTGGCAGCACCGCCACCCATCGCTGTCTGTTGCAGTGAAGTCATCTGTGCAGCTGTTAATACCTGCCCAGTCGTAAACGTTTGTTTTGCCATGATAGTCTCCTTTAATAACTTAGGACATTATAGTCTAAAGTGCCATAAATCGTGTCATTTAGGACAAGCGAATCTAATATAGGCTCTAATGTGGTGAATTGGACCTTCCAACTGTTCGGCGACACATTCATTCTTACGCCAAATATCTGTAATGTTTTTTCTAAGGTAGATCCGCCTGGCTGGGTAGTAATTACTTTAATTGGATCAAAGAAGTCTAAGTCTAAGGCTGCAATAATGCCTGTATTGTAACTAGGCGTATACAAATCAAGCACTACGGAATCCACTCGAATACTTGTCTCGGCTCTGCTGGCAACATAAGCCTGTGCGTAATCTAGGGCTACTGCATCTGTCTGCATAAGTAAGTTATCTAGGAAATAGCTGTGTAGGAAATACTTGTCTATGCTGGCTTGGTTAATGGCTACTTGTGCAGTGCCACCTGTCCTGGTAATAGTCGCTTTGTTAAACACTAATACATCGTTAAGAATCCAACTAGCGTCAAAATAATTTATACCTGTGCCATTATCTGCAAAGACTGTGGCTGTGCCCCCAATAGATCCAGCGGTTACAGATCGGTCTTGGAAAACAAAACTGCCAGACGCATTTACATACAAAGAACCGTATTCAGATGAGGCCACAGTACCTAATGCTTGTAATGCTGTGCGGTTAGTGCCTGGGTCTGCTTGCATAGTAGTAAGTCCTGCATCCACATCACGCATACCAGATGGCCAGCCAATTTGATCTAATATTTGATTAACACGTGTGCCTGATAAGTCGCCAGCAGTCGCACCTGTAATTGTGCTGATCTGTGCTAATTGGGCTAATCTAAAAGCATCTACAGCTTGTATTGTCGTAATAGCTAAATCTTCACCAGAATCATCTGGGTATGTAGTAACGTAGCTTGTGATAAAGCCTTGGAATATAGGATAACTAACACCACTATATGTAGCACTTATTTGTACTTTCTTCATAGGTGTAAGTAATTCGTAATATGGGCCTGTTACATTTTGTGGATTAAAATCGCCATTTTGATCTACTATGCGTAAGGTAAGTGTGCCTGTTTGGAATGAATCTGATAGTGCCGTACGGCCTCGGTTAGTCTCTATGCGATTTATCTGATCTGATACATCTACAATTACAGCTGTAGCATCACCTAAAGTGTTAGTGTCTAATAAACCTGTATCTAAGATCATTGTCTGAGCAAAGCCAGGCCCAGTACTAAAGTTAATTAAAGCTTTTATGACGGGTAATGTCATGCTATAAATCCAGCAGGTACTGTTGAGTAACCTGACCTTGTGGCCACCTGTATGCTCTCTGCTATTGCTTGGCTCATTCTGTCGCCACCTGCGTCTACAGTTACTTTAATTTCAACTGGCATTGGATCTCTACCAGTTTCGCCATAATAAGTACCTGCTAACGGATTTCTCACATCTTGTTGTCCTGAATAAAAATCTTGTGATATAGCTGGAAATGCAGTTGATGCAGATACTGGACCAGACGATGGCATTCTGCCTGTCTCGCCATACATCGTGCCAGCAAAAGGATTTATCTGTTTAAACTTAGCAGCTGAGTCCATAGCAGCACCAGCTAATATTACTAAAGAATCAGTAACAGCCAATATTGCTTTATTTTCAGCATCCTGTAATAAATACTTTTGTGCCATAGCAGCGTTACCATCTAAGATGGCTATTTTCTCTGCAATTCTTAATTTTGTTTCTTCATCTGTAGCCGCAGCAAGAGCAGCCATTAAACCTATGCGCTCTACATCGTATTTGTCTTTTAGTTTCTTTAATGCTTCTTCTGCTTTTAATGCATCTATTAACTTTTTACGTGCATCAAACTCTTGTTTTCTAATTCTCTCTTGCACAGATGGTATGCCTGAGTAGCCGCCTATGTTGGGCTGAGCAGAAGGATTACTTCTTCCAATATCATTAGCAATTAAAGCCAGTGCGCCACCTATAAGTAACTTCTTTGATCCAAATACAAGGAAAGCCAAACCTGCTAATAGTTTACCTATATCAGTCTCTGCAAACTTCTTAACTTCACCGACTAATAAACCTAAACCTTTAACTGTATCTGCAATAGCCAAAGCAAAACTATTCATAGAGTCTGCAGCATTTTCTATTGATTTATCTTTACCTAAGGTAGTTAATGCATCTACTAGACCTTTGCCAATTATCTCTGTGGCATCGGCAGCAGCTACTTTTAATAAATCTATTTTGCCTGCATAAGTTGTTAATCTTGCAGCAGCCTGTCCTGAGTATGCTTTCTGTAATTCCTTTAATGCCAATTCCATGTTGCCAGTTTTTAAAGCGTTCTTAGATAGAGCAACTCCTAAAGTCTTTAAACTCTTAGTCTGCCCGTTATAGCCTCTGACTATTGCAGTAGTTACTTGATCTAATGAGATGCCAGTTGCAGCAGATGTATCTAAAGCAACATTTAATGCGTTCTGACTTAAAGTAATAGATTGTGTGGCTGTTAATAAAGATTGGAATGCTGGTCTTAAATTATCATCTAGTACACCAGTTAATTTTTGTAGGTTAGCAATATAACCTTCTACATAAGGGGTTGCAAAAGCAAAGCCGGTATTCTTTAACTGTACTTCTAAACGTTTAGCTGCTGCCTGATCGTCTGCAAAAGCCTTAACTGCTTTCTTAGAAAATGATACTAAAGCAGCTGCACCAAATACTGTACCAAAGGTACGGCCTAAACTTTTAACACTCTTATCAAATGATGATATATCTTTCTTGCCTTTAGTTAATGCTTTACCATTCCAGGTGGCTAACGCTGCGGCGACTAATGATGGAGGTTTTGCCATTATGCTGCCTTGTTTAATTTACCAGAGTTAAAAGCATTGGCTGTCTTAGTAATGGCATCTAATACTGCGCCATAGACTTTACCTTGGTCTTCATACCACGCACGATAGATTGCTCGACCACGTTCCATGCCAGATCCTTTTAATTGACTTAGATTTTGTGCAGATTGATTAAACTGAATACCGGCATCTGGGTTTAATGATTCGCCTTGTTTACCTGCTTGTTTACGTCCTGCTGTTTCAAAGATTGCACCGGATGCAGATCTATTGGCTATAAAGTTAATCATTGAGAATCCTGATTTATTAGCTCTAGTTGCACCCTTAGAATAATAGATACCATTACGTGCTATATCTTGATTGTAAAATGGGAATGCCCGATAGTTTTGCTCAGCTGTAACATTGATCTTATTCCAGCCAGATAACACATCATCGTTAGATGGCATGTAGGTTCTAGCTTTATCCCTTATTGGGATCATGACGGCTTTAATCTCGGCCTGCATTTGTTTGTTAAGATTCTTGTCTACAGCATCCATAGCAGCTATGAGTTCTTTAACGCCTGTTACGTTTACTGGCATTTTTAATCTCCTTAGCTCTATCGTTTAAGACCTGAATAATTGCTGAAAACATTTCTGAGTCCATGTTAATAAACTCACTTGGCGCAATTCCAGTTTCTACGCTTAACGCAGC